ATGCCTGAAGAACCTTCTTATATTAGAGAATCTAAACAAAGACGACAAGCTAAAGAAGATTATTATACAGAGGGCGAACATTTTGCAGGCGGCGGCCTAGCTAACCTAACAAGAACCGTGGCCCCTGATTCAGGGCCCATGTCTCAAGGGTTGCGCTCGCTATATATTGATGATATGGATTAACAGGAGTATAAATGGCAGAAAACCTAACGGATAAATCACTCCCGAATGTCAGAACTGAAGTTGCAATTCCACCAACGGAAGTGCCAACGGATGTTGACGTTACGGAAGAACAACGACAACCAGTAGAAGTTACACCCGAAGACGATGGCGGTGCAACGATTAATTTTGAACCTGGATCAATCAACATTCCAGGAACCGAAGGCCATTTTGATAATCTTGCAGATATTCTGCCCGATGATGTTTTAGATCCAATTGGAATCAAACTTCGTGGTGATTATACCGATTATAAAATGTCGAGGAAGGATTGGGAACAATCCTATGTTACAGGATTGGATCTGTTAGGATTCAAATATGATAGCAGAACAGAACCCTTCCAGGGAGCATCAGGTGCAACGCATCCGGTACTCGCAGAAGCGGTTACACAGTTTCAGGCGTTAGCCTATAAAGAATTATTGCCGGCCGATGGACCGGTTAGAACCCAGGTGATTGGAAGATCGAATCCTGCAAAGGAAACACAATCGCAACGGGTTAAAGATTTTATGAATTTTCAGCTGATGGATCAGATGAAGGAATACGAACCTGAATTTGACCAGATGCTGTTCCATCTACCTTTGAGCGGTTCGACTTTTAAGAAAGTTTATTATGACGATCTTTTAGGAAGAGCTGTCTCTAAATTTGTCCCTGCAGATGACCTTGTTGTTCCGTATACGGCTACCTCATTAGACGATGCGGACGCAGTGGTCCATATGATCAAGATGTCGGAAAACGACTTAAGAAAACAGCAGATTGCTGGTTTCTATAGGGACATTGAATTAACCAAACCAGTTGCACCAGTCGATGACAAAGTCGAAGACAAGGAACGTACACTGGAAGGAACAACCAAATCTACACGGACAGAAAGTGTATACACACTTTTAGAATGTCACGTAAATCTGGATTTGGAAGGTTTCGAAGATGTTGGCGCTGATGCACTGCCAACAGGAATAAAATTACCTTACGTCGTAACCATCGAGGAAGGTAGTATGAAAGTTCTTTCGATCAGAAGGAACTATGCGCCCAATGATCCATTGAAAAATAAAGTCCAATATTTTGTCCACTTCAAATTTCTGCCCGGACTAGGATTTTATGGCTTTGGACTCATTCACATGATTGGCGGATTGAGCAGGACGGCAACGTCGGCTCTCCGCCAATTGTTAGACGCAGGCACACTATCGAATCTTCCCGCTGGTTTTAAACAACGAGGAGTCAGAGTTAAAGACGAAGCATCACCAATACAACCAGGTGAATTTAAAGATGTCGACACACCAGGTGGAAACTTAAAAGATGCTTTTGTATTTTTACCGTACAAAGAACCTTCAGCAACATTGCTACAATTAATGGGAATTGTTGTTACAGCAGGACAAAGATTCGCGTCCATCGCTGACATGCAGGTCGGGGACGGGAACCAACAAGCAGCTGTTGGTACGACTGTGGCTCTTTTAGAACGTGGTTCAAGAGTAATGTCAGCGATTCATAAAAGACTATACGCTGCACTAAGACAAGAATTTAAATTACTGGCAAAAGTATTTGCCCAGTATCTGCCGCCTGAATATCCATACGATGTTGTTGGAGGACAAAGAAATATTAAAGTTACTGATTTTGATGAAAGAATAGATATTCTTCCAGTTGCTGATCCTAATATTTTTTCAATGTCACAAAGATTAACTTTAGCACAAACGGGATTACAATTAGCAATGTCTAATCCTCAAATGCATAATTTATATACGGCATTCAGAAGAATGTATGAAGCATTAGGAATAAAAGATATTGATAGAATTTTACCACCACCAGCACCGAATGCACCTAAAGATCCATCCTTGGAACATATTGATGCATTAGCCAATAAACCTTTTCAGGCATTTCCAGGTCAAGATCATAGAGCCCATGTTACATCACACTTGAATTTCATGGCAACAAATCTGGTTAGAAATAATCCAATGGTGATGGCTGCATTACAAAAGAATATTTTAGAACATATTAGTTTAATGGCAACCGAACAGGTTCAATTAGAATTTAGAGAACAGTTTATGCAAATACAACAAATGCAAAGACAGGCTGTAATGAATCCACAGATTCAGCAACAGCTACAGCAAATAACTCAAAAGATCGAAGCAAGAAAAGCACAATTGATTGCAGAGATGACTGAAGAATTCATGAAGGAAGAAAAAACTATTACTTCACAATTTGATCATGATCCATTGATCAAAATGAGGAATTAGCAGAATTAAGGGCTGATACTTCGCTAGAAAAGCAAGAAATGGCAAATCAAAATAGGTTGCAGGTTGCTAGAATGAAACCGAGACCAAAGAGTAGATAATGCCATTATCAAAAAAAGGTAGCAAAATTAAAAAAGCTATGACACAGCAGTATGGTTCTAAAAAAGGGGAGCAAGTTTTCTATGCTTCTGCAAATAAAGGTGTTATAACAGGTGTTGAAAAACGAAACAAAGGTGGTTTGATAAAAGGACTTCCTAAATTAACTAAAATATTATAGAAGGAGGACATTATGGCGTGGAACTATAATGGCGTGGAACTATAAAACAGGTGGCAAAGAGTTTAAGATTCCTGAACAAAAGAAGTCGGTTGATCCAAGATCAAAGACTAGTATCAGGGGTAAAAACTATATTGCTAAAGGCGACGAAAATTCTGTTCCAGCAAAGCAAAAAACACCATACAAAGTTAAGTGGTTCTAATATGTGGTTCAGTGCAATTAAATTAGCTCTTAACGCTGGAAGTCATATTTATAAAAAGCGTCAAGAGACAAAAATGGCTATGGCTGATGCACAACACATGCACGCTATTAAGATGGCCAAAGGTGAGGAAGCTTACCAGGGTAAACTTTTAGAGGCGCGGCAAAACGATTATAAAGATGAAGTTGTTTTGGCGATTCTCACATTGCCCATTCTGGTGCTTGCCTACGGGGTGTGGTCAGACGATCCGACTGCGATGGAGAAGATAAAAGTGTTTTTTGAGCATTTCCATGCATTGCCAAGTTGGTTTACCAATCTTTGGATACTTGTGGTTGCGAGTATATTTGGTATAAAGGGAACACAAATTTTTAGAAACGGTAAAAATAAAAAATAGGAGGAAAATATGAGAAACGATTATGGAAATAGACCCAGAGCTAAAAAAGCTAAAGGCGGACGAACAGCTAAGCAATTTGGTGGTGGGTTTAATAGACCAGTACGTGCACCTGTTAGACCACTTGGTTATAAGGGTGGTAAAAGCGTCAAGAAATAATGTCTATAAAAGATAGATTCAAGCCAATTAAGAATATTAAGCCTACTTTAGGTAAAGATTTAACTAAAGCGTATTTAAAAAAAATAAAAGAAAAACTTAGAAAAAAGAAAAATAAATAATGGCTAAGAAACCAGAATTAAAAGAAGAAGAAAGAGTCAAACCTGTCATTGTAAATGAAACTTATATTGGCAGTTATATTGATAGTGAATTAGGAGGCAAACACGTCTCTAATAAGAGTTATGAGAAATATTACGGAAAGATGATAAAGCCTACATGGAACTCGAAAACGTAATTTATAAATTACAAAGAGGTCTTCAAAATAGAATTAATCAATTATCTCTGTCTGTTACGACAGGGGGTGTTGACAATATGGAGACATACAAGTATATAATAGGTCAAATTCATGCACTGGAATCAGTGAAACAGGAACTCTCTAGCCTGCTTGAAAATAAGGAGCAAAATGAAGGAACAGTCGTCGACATCAGAAAACCCAAAACTTAGACCGGCTTTACAAGAAAAATACAAAGAAGAAACCGAAAAGCTCCCAAAACCAACAGGATGGAGAATTATTGTTTTGCCATTCAGAATGGATGAAAAAACAAAGGGAGGAATTTTAATGGGACAAGACACGTTGGACAAACAACAAGTTGCGTCTCAATGTGGAAATGTACTTGCAATGGGACCACAGTGTTATAAGGATAAAGAACGTTATCCTGATGGTCCGTGGTGCAAGAAAGGTGATTGGGTGATCTTTGCCCGTTATGCAGGATCACGCATACAAATAGAAGGTGGGGAAATCAGGTTGTTGAATGAAGATGAAATTTTGGCAACCGTCAAGAATCCAGAGGATATCTTGCATAAATTTTAATCATAGGAGGAAACTATGCCAGAAGAAAATAAGATAAAGAAAGAGGATCCGAAGGTGGATTTGGATACATCCGGCCCAGAGGTCGATGTAACTTTACCTGAAGACAAGACAGAAGTAGTCACAGAACAGGAACCAGTAAAGGAAGAAACAGTAAAAGAAGTACCCAAGGAAGAGGAAACAGTTAAAGAAATTAAGAAAGAACAAAAAATAGAAGATACTAAACTTGAGGACTACAGCAAAGGAGTTCAAGCAAGAATTGCCAAGCTGACTCGTAAGATGCGTGAAGCGGAACGAAGAGAAGCCGCTGCAACGGAATACGCTCAAGCTTTAGAAACACAAAGAATCAAAGATCAGTCTCGATTTAAAAAAATGGATACTGACTATTGGACTCGATTTGAGAAGAACGTTAAAACTGGAATGGAATCGGCACAAAAAGAATTGGCCGCTGCCATTGAATCAGGAAACGCGGAAGCTCAAGTTGAAGCTAATAAACGGATTGCAACACTTGCATTTGAAAATGCAAAATTGGAACAATCCAAGGAAGCAAAAGAACAGGAACAACCTGTTCGACTTTCCGACGGTGGAAAATTACCGAAACAAACTCCACAGGATCTTCCTCAACCTGATCCTCAAGCAGAGGCATGGGCGGCTAAAAATGAATGGTTTGGTAAGGATAGAGCCATGACTTTTACTGCTTTTGAACATCATCGAGAACTAGTTGAGCAAGAAGGATATGATCCTAAATCTAGTGACTATTATACGGAAATAGATAAAAGAATAAGAGTTGACTTTCCGCATAAATTTGCTAAAGGTGGAGATGTAGAGCAATCGTCCAAGACCACCAATCAGTTGGTCGCTTCAGCTCAAAGAAGCGTAAAGCCTGGACGCCAAACTGTGAGACTCACTTCTTCACAGGTAGCAATAGCTAAAAAATTAGGAGTGCCACTCGAAGAATATGCGAAACAATTAAAACTCACGAAGGAGGCAAGCATATGAAAAAAGACGATATAAAAGCTTCTCGTGCGAGTCAAACGCGGTCAAAGACTGAACGACCAAAAGTGTGGACTCCACCATCATCTCTAGATGCACCCCCTGCACCTGATGGATTCAGGCACAGATGGATACGGTCAGAGAGCTTAGGGTTTCAGGACACTAAGAATATCTCTGGAAGATTAAGATCAGGTTATGAGTTAGTGAGAGCTGACGAATACCCAGATTCTGATTATCCGGTTGTCCATGATGGAAAATACAAGGGGATCATTGGAGTTGGCGGCCTATTGTTGGCTAGGATACCTGAAGAACTCGCGAAGCAAAGAACTGATTATTTTCAGCGTCAAACTGAAGGTCAGACTGAAGCGGTAGATAACGACTTACTGAGGGAACAACATAAGAGTATGCCTATCAATGTTGACAGGCAATCTCGTGTAACCTTCGGTGGTACAAAGAAAAGTTAATTTTTTAACTATTCTCGGGTTAATCCCTATCATCGATTTAAATTAACCGTTTACAGGTAAAACTGTAAACATAAGGAGTAAAACTATGGCTAACAGAAATAGCGCCGGTTTTGGTCTCATTCCTACAAGAGTGCTTGGGCAAACCCCAGCACCTGCAGGATTTGGTCAATACTGGATCGACGCTGGTGATAGTACTGCAATATATAACGGAGAAGCTGTTTACAGCGTAACGGGATCTATTATCGGTGCTCAAGGATCAGCAACTACTGTAACGTTAGGTGTTTTGCAAGGTGTATTCTACAATGCGGCTACAACTATAAAGCCAACTTGGGTGAATTACTATGCAGGCAGTATTACTCCGGCTAACAGTGAAGATGTCAAAGCGTTTGTTTATGATAATCCTTTTCAAATATATAGATGTGGAACCGACGATGCAGTAGCAACAACTATTGCTGGGGCTCACGAAAAAATATTTGAAACTTATGGATTCAATACCACTGCAGGAAGTACTGCAACTGGAAAATCATCTGCAACACTAGACATCGGATCAACACACGCAACAAATGATACATGGAAGTTCCTGGGTGTCGCTGAAGATCCTGAAAATGAGGATTTAACAGCAGCTTATTGCTCAGTAAATGTTATTCAGAACTTAAATGAAATCATTGATAGCGCGTAATAGGAGCATATAAACAATGGCAATATCAAGAGCACAACTAGTTAAAGAACTAGAACCAGGTTTAAATGCACTATTTGGCCTGGAGTACAAACGGTATGAAAATCAGCACGCTGAAATTTATACTGTAGAATCTTCTGACAGAGCTTTCGAAGAGGAAGTTATGTTATCAGGATTCGCTAACGCAGAGGTAAAAGCAGAAGGATCAGGTGTTTCTTTCGACGAAGCACAAGAAACTTACACTGCTCGTTATACTCACGACACAATTGCTTTGGCATTTGCAATCACAGAAGAAGCTATCGAAGATAATCTCTACGATAGACTAGCTTCCAGATACACAAAAGCTTTAGCAAGATCTATGTCCAATGCTAAACAAGTAAAAGCTGCGGGTTTCTCTGTTTTCAACTAACCATACAACCGTTAGTGGAACAGCAGTTAAAAATACTTTAACTACGCAAGCAGACTTAAACGAAACATCATTAGAGCAGGGTCTAATCGACATTGCTGGAATGACTGACGAACGTGGATTGAGAGTAGCGGCTAGAGGGATGAAAATGATCGTTCCTTCAGCTAACCAGTTTGCAGCTGAGAGATTGTTAAAATCTCAAGGCAGAACTGGAACAGCAGATAATGATATCAATGCTGTCGTGTCTATGGGAATGATTCCTCAAGGATATAGAGTGAATAATTTCTTAACTGACACAGATAGTTGGTATATTGTTACTGATGTGCCTAACGGTATGAAAATGTTCCAAAGAGCAGCATTAAAAACTGCGATGGAAGGCGATTTCGATACTGGCAACGTTAGATACAAAGCTAGAGAAAGATACTCATTTGGAGTATCCGACTATAGAGGTATCTTCGGCGTTGAAGGT